CTTTTTCAGCACTTCATAACATAGTTGTAAACGCTATCTTTGCTTGCTCTAAATCTCAAGCTAACTTTACAACTGCTTTTGCTCATTGTGCTATTCATCTTGCAAGAAAAGCTATAGCAAATGTTTTAACTGCTGTTGCTACATTTAGTATTGAACTTTTTAATCAATCAAACTTCTTTTGTAATCTACTTGTTGTTTCATCACTATTCCTTTGTGCTTTGATATTTACTCCGTTATCTGTTACAATAAAGTTTTCTAATGGATTATTATTCAAGTTCCTATTATCTAATACAAGATTTGTTGTAGTTCAGTTTATTCTATATTTGTTTCCGTTCGCTGTATTGATTATCTTTGGATTGGTGGCTGTTCAAACTATCTGTATCTTACAAGGTGCAATCCAATTTCAAGCATTCGTTACTGGTATAGCTCAAGCAAAACTTCAAAAAGTTGTTGGTAGTGTTGTGCTCAATGTTCAACCACCTATAAATGCTTTTGTACCTGTGATTGTATGAGTAGTCGCCCCATATATCTTTTCACTTTCACTTAATAACTCAAAACTAAAATCTATAACAGGACTATCTAATCAGTTTTCAGGACTTGGCATTGAATAGACTTTACATACTGCTACCCTCTCATTTCAGCCGTCATCTTGGAACTGTAAATCATAGAACCCTCTATTGATTATGTTTGGATTACCCTCTGGCTTCAAAGCATTTAATAATAGACTTCGTGCTTCGTGTCTTTGTGCTTTCGTTGTCCCTATTACCTTTCACTCAAAACTAAATAATCTAGGTCAAGCTAATGTTTCACTAGCATATCATCAATGAAAATTTGCTTTGTCTGTTAGATTGGTTCTCAATACAGTGTTCCTTACATTGTTTTGGATTATATAGGAATATCAATTACTTCTTTGTGAAGCAACCTGCACTGAGTCAGTGAAATCTAGTCATTTATATCTTCGTGCTTTTCCTATCATTATTTGCTTAGTTTATTAACTAAATAATCTACAAGTGTTGGTGATGATACTGTCGCATTTACAGTAGTTATCTTTTGGTTGTTATTCACTACAGAGCTTGTAGAACTTCAACCACCACCCATAGCAGAACTTTTTGCTCTTGCTAGTGCATTATATTTTGCTATAAGCCCATCTACTGCACTTTTTTGTTCCTCTATCATACCTTTGAATTGTTCGGTATAATCCCTTTCCATCTGTTCTTTTGCTTGTGTATATGCCTCAAATAATGCTTCCTCTTCGCTTAGTTTGTTTTGTAAATCTAAAAGCTCCTGTTCAGCTATCGCTTTTTTAGCTTCATAATCAGCTTTTATTTTACCTATCTCTGTCAATGCATCATACTCTTTTTGTGCATCAATCTTTAATTGTAGAGCTTCTATTTCTTCTTCTGTCAATCAAACAAAAGCTTCTGCCCTTTCAGCCTCAAGTTTCGCCCTTTTTGCTGGGTCATCTTCTCAAGCAAGTTCTGTATCTATCTTTGATACCCTTTCAGCTATTGATATATCTCTGTCTTTTTCTAGGTTTTTTAAGTTTTCTTCTATCTTTGCTATCTCTTTATTATAATCCTCTATTTTTCATTTACTATCTTCAACTGTCTTTTCTATATTTTTAAAAGCATCTTCAAATGTTTTTTGTAATATATCAACTTCTTTACTTTGTTTTCATATACTACTTGTAGCTGTATCAACTGCATCTCAATAATCATAAACAATATCTATACTATCTTGTGTTGCTTTTGTACTATCTTCTGTTTTTCAAATCAATTCATTATATTCAGTAGTCAAAGCAGTAAGACTATTTTGTGCTACTGTCATCTCAGCTCATAGTGAAGTCATTACTGCACCTTGTCATCATAAAGCTCTAGTTCATTCTACTGTTTGCTGTGTTTGTTTTACTTGTTCTTGTGATATTTTTTTTATCTTTTTTTCTTGTGCTTCCATTTCTTGTCTAACTTCTCTAATCTTTTTTCTAAGTTTTTCTTCTTGTTGTATAGCCTCTTCTAATCTTATGTTTAAATCAGCCATCTGTCTTGAATATGTGAATATATCAATAGTTCATAATTCAAATTCTTTTGATACATTTGCTATTTTTCATTGTAAGTCTTGTATTTGTGGATTTGTTGCTTCTGTTGTATCTAAAAGTCAATTTAATAAATCAATTCATTTGCTTAATACTGGCAAAAGTGCTGTTCCTATTTTTTCTCAAAGTAAATTTACATTATCTTTTAAGTTAGACCATTTACCTTGTAGTGTTTCAGATTGTTTTCACATTAAATCAGCAAACCTACCAGTTCAACTACTCATTTCTTGAAATGCTTGTACTACCATTTGACTTGATATTTTTCAAGCACTTATCATTCACTGTATCTCTGTTGTAGTTTTACCTAGTTGCTGTGCTAATTGCTCTAATATAGGAACTCAAGCAACTGTAAAATCTCTCAACTCTCTACCAGTCAATTTACCTTGTGCTATAACCTGTCAATAATTCAATGCTAATCTCTCAAGTGGTACTGATAATCAAGCTGATACATCTCAAAGTGCTTTCAATGTTGGCAATAAATCTTTACTTGCTATACCCATAGCAAGAAGTTGTTTGGCATTTTGTCTTACTCATACTAAATCAAAAGGCGTCTTACTTGCAAATTTACTCAAATCTTCTAATAAATCATTAGCTTTTTCAGCACTTCATAGCATAGTTGTAAATGCTATCTTTGCTTGTTCTAAATCTCAAGCTAATTTTACTACTGCTTTTGCTCATTGTGTTATTCATCTTGCAAGAAATGCTATAGCAAAAGTTTTAACTGCTGTTGCTACATTCAATATTGAACCCTTTAATCAATCAAACTTCTTTTGTAGTCTGCTTGTCGCTTCATCTCCTGTATTCTTATAGTTTGTCATCTGTCTACCTGCTTCTGTTGTTGCTTTTGAGATTTTACCAAAAGCTAACTCTGCTTGTGCGAGTTGTTTATTGTCTACTATTCAAGCATCATAGAGTTTTCTTATATTCTTTAGTTCTGTTTGTGCATCCCTTTTTTTTGCCAATAATCTACCTCGTTCATCTTCTAATTTTTTTACTTTATTCGGGTCAAGTGCTTTTCAATTATCATTAGCAAATTTCTGTATCTCTCTTTGAGCTTCTTTTATCTCCTTTGTGTTTACTTTGACATCTATTTTAATAGGTTCCATATTTATCAAGAGATAGTAGATAAAATTTGCTTGATTTTCTGATTTTCTTCTTCGCTTCTATTCTCGGCTCTTTGTTTCACTAGGAATAATTTATTTTTTCTTTGTCATTCTTTGCTTGTTTCGTTAGCATTCCAAACTAATCACTCTGTAATCCATTCTAACTGCTCAAAAGTATAGTTCTCCATTAAAGCCAAAGGGTGTAATCAAGTCTTTTCACTTAGTATTGTTATATAACTACTGAATGGTGGATTTTCTCCCTTATTTTCGTTTTTCTTGTCAAATCATAAGTAGTGTTTCTTAATCAAATCCAATATCTCCCCCCATTTCACCATTATACATTGTTTATCCCTCTTTGTTATCTTTTTATCACTATGTTTTGTGATAAAATCCAATAACCATATAACAATATTAAACATATTCCCTTTTATAGTTTCCCCAAAATCTATTGCTTCCATTACTGTCGCTTGTTTGAATTTTAATTTTATAACCTTATTATATTTCCAAAATAATAATCTTTTCTCTATGATTAGACTTATTTCAATAGATTTTCTTATTATCCTTTGCATAATATCAGTTATATTTTAAATAAAGCAGGCAGGTCGCCCCACCTGCTTATATGATTAAGCTCCTTGATAGTTAATCTCATCTTTAACTAATCGTAACCCTCATCTATTACCCACAAATTCAAATGGACTATTTGGAACATCTCAAGCTCTTACTACATCTACGAACCCTTGTATCAAATCACCATTCAATCAAGCATCGTATAAGTAGATAGTCTTGTTTTTACCATTAGCATCGTTGTTTCATACAATCTTTACTACTACTTTTGGAAGCTCTTTTACTTGTAGATTAGAACCATAAGCAGTGTAATCAGTTGTACCACTTACATCTACTGAACTAATACCTAATATTTTTTCTAATACATCCATCTCACCGATTTCATACCAGTTTCAAGATATTCTCGCATTTGGAGTATATGCTTGATATATTACTCAGTTATCATCTGTTTCAATCTTGATTTGGTTGTCAGAAGTGTTTACTGCGAACTGAACATCAGTTACAGAAGCCATCCTTTCATAAGAAAGAGCGTCTAATTCAGATATTACAGTAGCTACGTTACTTAAACTGTCATCAAGTGCTGTAATTGAAGCCCAATCTGCTATATATACCTGTCAAGCTAAAATAGATAATGCTTTTTGATTTGTTGCTGTCATTTTTTAATTGTTTATAATTTAAAAAGTTTTTTGTATGCGAATATTGGTAGTTCAACCACTCAAGGTCAATATGCTACTCAATCTATTATAGTCAGTCTTTTCAAAGTTACTTGCTTTGTCTTTTCTGACTTAATCTCTTTTGTTATGAATTTTGTTTTCTCTATCTTCATAGATTTATTCTTGTAATTTTTTTGCATTTTTTATCCTCAAGAAATAAAATCATTTAATTTATAAACTGGAATACAAAGTCTTGAATAAGTAGGTTTCTATTTTTATCATCCACAAACATTCTATATGTCCCACCCTCTCTAATCTTATAAACCTCAAAATCTCATAATTTATAGACTTGAAAGCTGTTTGTAGTGACTAAATTATCTATAAGAAGTTTAGATATTGCGACCAGTTCCTTTTTTCTCACATTCTCATTATGTCATATCAATCTAAACTCTACTAATGCTTGTTTATCTACTGCATTTATAACCTGTGATACTGTGTTTATAGTCAGATATATTCAGGTCTGCTCTCTCATAGGTTCTCAATAATAAATCCTATCACTCAAAACAGTGGCTATACTTGTTGTAGCTTTCAGATATTCGCATATTTGGTCTATTTCTACTACTTTTGCCATTATTTATTTAATTGTCTGATAAATTTATTTATCTCTCCCTCTATGATTCTTTTAACCTCTTTTTCGTTCTCAAACTGTGCTTTTGAATACATCCTTGCACCTACTCAGCTATAAAAAGGACTTCAACCTGCTCTCCTACCACCTCATTTATAGTAGTTATATTTCTTACGACTAACCCCATATTCTACATACGGAGCATATTCAGTTTCGTTTATTAGTCATCAAGAGATTATATCGCCTTGTTGTCTGATTGGTTGTTTTTTGTTACCCTCTTGTAGTTTATAAGTATCTTCAGGAGTATTTTTCTCTGCTTCTTTGAGTAAAAGCTCTACTCATTTTTCTATTCAAGTTTTAATATAAGTTAACATCTCTTTCACTTACTTTTAAAACGATATTATCTATCTTTCAGTTTATATCTTTATATGGAAACACACTATCTATAACATAACTACCAAAATCCATCATATCAGTCGATAAATCTATTGTCATACCTCTACGAACAAGTGTTTTATCTCATTCAAGTACAACTTCTAATGTTTCGTTTTCAAACTCTCTAGCTTGATTATTACTTCTATATCTGTTACTTGGGACATAGAAATCACAAGCAATAGACTGATAAACAGGAGAATAACTTTTAGTATCCTCTCCATCTATATTTATTATATCTACATCATATATAGAGCATATCTTATCTAAAAACATTATACTGTGATGGTTGAATAATTAAAAATAGTGGATTTTACTGTATCAAAATCTTTTATATCCTTAAAAGTCACGCTTCTAGGTCATAAACTATATGATTTTATTTCTTGTCATTGTGTTTTTGCTAATTCTCAAGATACCATCAAATATTGCATATACTTAATATCATTCGGTATAGTCTGATATCAAGCTACATATTTGATAGTGAAATATGGAAAATCTAGTCAAGATATATACTCAACTAGGTTTTTTATATATAATCTACTGTTTTTAGGGTCTTGTATCCTATAATCAGTATTCAATACCCCTGTATATGCTTTTCAGTTTATTTCTGTGATACTAGCAACCTCAAGATTAGATAATTGGATTATAGAATATCCGAACTTATAATCAACTTCGCATACCTTTATATCCTCTTGTTTGTTTCAATATGATAAATCTCATATCAATCAATCTAATATGTCTTTGGTGCTATCAATCAATAGACTAACCTGTGTGCTTGTTTGTGCATCAAGCGATGTTACTCAAGCAAACTGCATATACTCTGCATTAGTTATATATCCCATAGTTTATGAGTTTAGTTTTTCTAAAATAACTTCTTCACTCCATTGAGGTCAAGGTCTTTTACCAAACTTCTCTATATATAGTTTGATAAGTGATTTTTTGTCAAGAGTTGTTTCAGGTTTAGATGTTTCAATAATATCTGTGTTTGGTTTTGATACTTCCACATCTCCTTTAACTTCTCTAAAATACATATTTTTAATCTCTAATTCACTTTCAAAGATTTCTCATTCAACTACTTTTACTTTATCACTATTTTTGTGAGTTTTTACCATAGTGTGCTCTTTTCAAGTGTATTGATATTTTTTTAATTCAGCCATAATGAATTGTTAATTATAAAGATTGGGGGATTTTATGGCAACCCCCCGAAGCCATTATTTAACTAGGATATGTTTATTCATAATACTACTGCTGGGTCTGTTTCTCCTGCTTTTTTATTAGCGATAGCAAAACCTGCATCCATAGTACCAACAAATTGGTATCATTTACCTGGTATTTTATACACAGTAATATCTAATCCATTTTTACCGTAACCTCGTTGTACTGCTGGTCTCCATACATATAGAGCAGAACCTTTAGTGTTGTTTGATGCTGTTGCACTTGCTTTTCCGTCAGCTTCAGTAGCAGGGAAATCACGGTGAACAAACAAGTCAACTCCTGCTATATTAGATAATGCACCTGTGATAGCTGTTGAATTTACTCCATTCTTTTGGAATTCTAGGAATTCAGATATAGTCAATGCTTTGTTGTATGCTTTGTAATCCATAATCAATACTAAATCTTGTAGATTAGTAGAATATTTATTCATAAGCCCTCTCAACACAAATAAGTCTTCCATATCTAGAGTACCTAAATCTTTGTAGTCTACATTTTCTGTTCCTGCTAGAGCAGTTTTTCTTAAACCAGTCCATCCAAGAAGTCTGTGGTCTGATGCTCAACCAGTTGTAGCAAATGTTGTTGCTGGTGCTTGGTCATCAGAGTTTACATTTCCAACACTCGAAGTTTCAGGGTCTCCATTTATGATTGCACTTTCAAATGTTCTTACAAATGATTGAGCCATTTTTCTCAAAATCATTGTTTGTAAGTCAGCAACACTATAAGCTAATTCTTCGTTTGATACATCTACAGAAACTATCATTGAATATTGGTTGATTGTTACATCACCAGTAGGCAATAATTGTTTTCCTTGTGCGATTGCACCTGCTCCAGTAGTCCATTCAGAATTACCTTGTGCAAATGGGATTTCTCCTACGATTGGTACTTTTTCTGATTTACCCATAGAGTTTCCGTGAAAACCTACCATAAATGCATTCAAGATACCAGCATACATAGGCACCATTTCTAAAACTGTGTCAGTCAATACATTAACTGGGATAAGTTCTTTACCATATCCAGTATTTGTTGTGTGTACTACTTCGTTTGTTTTTAATCTCATATCAGCTATTTTCTTTTCTGATAATTCTTTTAATTCGTCTGTAATCTCAATAGATTTCAGCTCAGCTAATTGTTCTAATAATTTATCCATTTTTTTAAATATAAATATATAAAAGGTTTTATGACTTAATTTTAGCGATAGTTTTTGCTAATCAAGTCGCTAACATTACATCTTCTTGTTTCTTTTCCTCTACATAAGGTAAAGCACTATCAATGTAATGATTTTTGAATGCTGTATAAAGTTCTTTGACTTTACTTAGACATCATTCTACTACTGCACTCATATCTTCTTTGAATTTCTTTGTATCAGATTTCAAATCAGATAAATCTTTTTGAAGCAAATCTATTTGATTTTTGGTTTCAATAGATAGCCCCTTTGTTTCCTCTATTGTTTCAAGAGTTTTTTCTATTTGATTGAACCTTTTTTCCAAATCTTCATTGGTTTCAACCTCAACATCATTCTCAGGTGTTTCAGTATCTTCAGATTTGTCGCTATCTCAAACGACATTCTCAGGTATTTCAGGCTCTTCAATAGTTTCTTTTTCCTCTTCAACTTCTTTGTCTTCAATTTCTAGTGATTTTTCTAATTCTAGTTTGAATTCTTTTGTCTTATCTATCCATTGTGTTTGACTTTCAACTTCTACATTTTCTCATTCCAATACAACATCTCAATCTTCCATTTTGTATCATCTTCTATAATATTTATCAAATCATCATTCTTCTGCATATAGATAATGATTAAACACAAACTCATTTTCAAATATTTCTATTACTCGCACCCTTTCATTACTTCATTCAACTATTCCAAACTCCTCTTTTAGTTTATTTTCTATTTGTGCTTCTAATCATTCATTGGATATAAGTTCTTTTTTCTCAATTTCTTTATTTTCTTTGTTTTCTGTTTCAATTTCGTCTTTTTTTTCTTCTTCACCTACATTATCCTCACTTTCTTCTTCAACCTCTTTATTTTCAACTTCTGTATCGGTCTCAATTAGCGTTTCTTCCTCTTTTTCTTCTGTATCTATGTTTTCTTCTTTAACTTCTGTAATTTCTTCTTTGATTTCTTCTTTTTCATCTACTACCTCTTCTTTTTCTACCAAATCTTCGCTTTTTATCCTCAAATCCTCTATTGATTTATAGAATGCATATTCATCATTCTTAGATATTTGGAAGTTTTTAGCATATTCTTCATCATTCAATCATTTTTTTAACAACTCTTCTTTGCTTTTTATCTTCGCTTTTGGGTTCATTGGTACACTCACCAAACTAACCTCAAATAATTCTAGTCAGTTTATCTGTCGGTATACTCAATCAGGTGTATCTATTGTTTCATATTCAGTTATTCTATAACCAAACGACATAGTTTTGATTACCCCTGTTCTTAAATCTTGGAATATATTATCTTTATCAGTCTTTACTATACCTTTCACATACAATCAAACATCATCAATAGTAGCTTCAATGATAGTCCCTATCGCTTTATTTGAGTCGTGTTGTAAAAAGATTATTGGGTTCTCCATAAACTGCTCAATAGAGTTCCTAAATGCTTCTGGCATTACCACATCTCTACCACGGTCCAAATCTTTTGTGCTAGCATATCACTCAAACTGTAATCAGTTATAGGTATTACCATCAGCACCCTTATAGGTTACTTCTGTGATACTTGGTTTGTTGTCCTCTTGTTTCAAGGACATTTTGAAAAATGATTGTAGTTTTTTCATATCAAATTATTTAAAAGTTAAATTGGTTATTAAGATTTTCTAAAAACGACATATTACTTCATATTAGAGGCTTGTTTGCTTCCTCTATCTCGAATTCATTTAAGCCCCTTTCGCCCCTAGCCTCGTTTATTGTTATTATTCATAACTGAACATCTTTTCTCTGTCATTCCTCTATTTCTTTACGGTCTATAAATAGTTCGCTATCTAGTTTTATCCTATAATCAGCTTTTGGGTTTACAAACTGTTTATAAAAGTTGTTTATATCATCTTCAAACTGCATAGCTAGATTGTTTATTGTTTCATTTGCCTCTTGTCTTATCGCTGTGATACTCCTGTCAGCACCTCACTCCATCATAAATCAGATAATTCTAGGGTCTATCTGGAATACTATTCACCATTTCTTTATTATAAAGTTTCTCAAATTTATTAAATCCAAATCTTTATTAGTTAGTTCTAGTATCTTCACGTCTTGGATACCACCTGCTATCATTATTTTATGAGCATTCTCAGAACCTTTATATTTGTTGTTTACATCTTCTTTGATTTGACTTAGTTTATCTTTGTCCATAATAACATTCGGGTCTAGCATAAACAAAGCATTAGGAACACTATTATTTTCAAAGAAATAGAACTGTCTTTTTGAGCTTTCTGTATCACTTAAAGCATCATATACTATCCCTTGATATATAGATTTTCAGTAGTTAGGATTGTTTGGGTCATATCTTACAATACTATTATATAGTCAATCTTTTGATATGTTTCTCATATTCATACCACTGATTTGTTTATATCATACTATATTTCAGAATTTATCCACCTCTTTTTGTATCGTTCTACTATCCACTATCTGACAAGTTATATCGTTTGATAATGTTTTTCTTGGATACATATAAATATCTCCACTACAAAAATGATTAGTAAAGTATTTATCTTTTAATGTGCTTCGTGTACTATCCTTGAATACATCATATACCTTTTTTAACTCCTCTTCGTTATCCAACACCTCTCAATCCTTTTGAAGATATAATCAGTTTTTACCAACCCAATTAACTATCTTGGTTTTATATGCTTCTGCTTCTAATGAATAGTTTTGTATTCTGTAATAAGTATTTTTATCAATAACAATTTTTCAACAAGACGCAAAGTCCTGTCCTATCACTTGAAATCAAACTGAGTTTATAGATTTCTTGGATGTTGTTTTATTCTTTACTGTTTTATTCTTTACTGTTTTTTTCGTTTTTTTATCTTCCATACAAAAAAAGATAATAATAAAATTATCTTTAATATAATATGTTTTTTTAAAAAATAAATAGATATTTATTATTTACTGGATTTTAAACAATTTTTTGAGTGAATAATTTTTTGAATATATTTTTTTGCCCTATTTTTCATACTATAATATCACCATTCAGTATTTATATATAATATTTCCATAATCTCTTCTCTATCCTTATTTTCTAAATAATATAGTCTTACAAATCAAGCAAGTCTTCTGTTTCATTTTAATTTTAATTCTTTTATTATATCTTCATACATTTTTATATAGTTTCAAAATAAAATCAAATTCAAGATAAACCAAAGGAATGAACCATACTATCAACTGCATCATCCTTATTACCACTCTCACCAGTAAAATATAGTAGTTGTTCTATTACATTATCAGTTTTTCATACCTTAAAAAATATCTCTCACCTTTGGAAACAACCCTCAAACTCTTTTAGTCTAGTTCGTTTGTCTTTGGTTGCATTGATTGTAGTAATTGGTAGATTATATCCTCACATATTCGCAGGGTCTTTAAATAGCTTAGCGTAAATTTCTCAACCATTATTCTTTTCAATCTTTATATTTCTTGGTTTATAATTTAGATACATATTCAATACTGTCCTACATATATTTTGGTTGTTTTTCTCCTCACCTTTCAAACTTATCTCCTCTAATACATATCTATATAATACATTTTCTACTTTTTTAAATCCAGTCACTGTAATAGAGAAAGCATCTGATTTGGTTTTCTCGCTGAATGCTGGGTCTATACCAGCCTCAACATAATCAAACTCTATATTTTCATCAAACATCCTTATATATTCTGATTTGATTAGTCTATCTTTATTTGAGAATGGTTTTAGAAGATAGTTCTGATTAAAAGATATTTCTCATAAATCATTCAGCTTTTTTTCTAGTGAAATCTTATGTTTTTTTGGGTCTTGTATATTCTGATTATACTCCTCAGCTTCTTTGTTTGTTTTTGTGTATCTATCCCACACTGGCTCACCATTTTCATCTACTACCTTTTGTGATTGTATGCTCCAGGAAGCATTGTTTTTATATTTCTGTTTTAATCTTGGATTGAGTCAGTCTTCCATTATCACATTACCTAGTATCCTAATCTGACAATAATCAGCTAGACCTCAAAACACTTCATCCTCTAAAAATCTCATATTTTGGTCTATGATAGCTTTATTCTTTACGCTGTTGATATTATCAATATCATCAAGAAGTAATGAATCTGGTCTTATCATACCATCTTTACTCATAAATACCTGTCATCTCATACTCGTACCCATTGAAAATGCTTTTAGTTTTATATCATTCTCTGTGATAAACTCGTTTACTGATTTCTTTTGTGATTTTTTTTCTACATTATCAGAAAAAAACAACTGTCAAAAATCGTTTATTAGTCTTTTATTTGTTTGTAATTGGATAGCTATCTGAAAAAGATGAAAACTTGATGATTTTTGTTCATAAGAGAACACACAAATAAACCTCTTTTTCCTATAACATATACACCATAAATCATACAATAATCAAATCAACATAGTCTTTGCACTCTCCCTATGTCATTCTATGTAAATATTATATCATTCTTGAGTAAGATTGCACCACTTCTTATGAAATGGTGCAATCTTTGGATAATGAAACGAGCTTGGGAAATAATATAAACAAAATGTCATAAAATCCTGTTCAAGATATTTTACTCTCGTTTCTTTTTTACTCAAGACCTCTTTAAGAAGCTGTTTTTTCTTCTCATTCATCAGTTTTACTTGCTTCTGCTTGTAAAAAATCGTAATCAATCTTTGCAGGTACTTCATAATCAAATCCTAATTCCTCTTTTGCTTTAATCATATCGTCTAATGCTTCGTTGTATTTTTCACAAAACTCTTTTATCTGATTTATGTGTTGGTTTATCTCTTTTACTTTAATGATGTAGTTTTTGAGATACTTATCCATATTATCAAATAAAAGTTTGTAGTTTATTGTAGATTTAGATCTCCTCTCCTCTACAATCTCAAAACATTCGTCATCAATTTTGATGTACTCTTTTTTTAGTAGTTCACTCATAATATATTTAATTATAATTTAAAAACTAATTCCAACCCCTTTCCTTTATTATCTCCTGCCACCTTAACTTGTCTTCCTCTATCTTCTTCCATACTTTATGTTTGAATTCATTATCCATAAGTGTCTTGCTCTCGTAGTGATGTATCAATGTATTTGCTATTCAAGGACTTTGTTTCAAATCTTTTACTACCCTCTGGAATATCCGGTCATCACCATACCATATTATCAAACTTTCATCTATATCTCCAATCTCTTTTCGCCTTTCCTTTGTAGTCATCCAACACCAACCTATAATGTTCTGTTGTTTGATTATTATTTGTCATTCAAAAGGTTTATCTAATCTTGTGCTGTATGGTCAAACTATATAACTATCCTCTAAACTTTCAACCATAGCAGTATCAAATCAAG